ACAGAAGGTAAAGACTTTGTTATTGCGATTGATACCGATTCAATCTATCTAACAATGGAAGAACTGATCGAGAAAGTTTGCGAAGGTAAAACCGACGAACAGAAAATCAAATATATGGATAAGGTTTGCGAAGAGATCTTCCAACCATTTATTGACCAGACGTATCAAAAATTAGGTGAGTATATGAACGCATATTCACAGAAGATGATTATGAAACGTGAGGTTCTTGCTGATAAGGGTATCTGGACTGCCAAGAAAAGATACATATTGAACGTACACAATTCTGAAGGAGTGCAGTATGCGAAACCGAAACTCAAAGTTATGGGGCTTGAGATGGTCAAGTCAAGTACACCTGCTGTTATTCGTGACAAACTTAAGAGTTCGATCGAAGTTATTCTCAAGGGGAATCAAACGGACTTACACTCGTATATCGAAGCATTCCGTGAAAAATTCCACCAAATGCCATTAGAAGATATTGCTTTCCCACGTGGGGTTAATGGACTTAGGACTTATGCTGGATCTCCGATCTATGCAAAGGGAACACCTATCCACGTTAGAGGTTCGCTACTTTACAATCATTATGTGAAGAAACTTGGACTTGAGAAGAAGTATCAGTTGATTAAAGAGGGTGAGAAGATTAAGTTTGTTTACATGAAAAAACCAAATCCATTCCAAGAAGATGTTATTGCTTTCCCGCAAGAGTTGCCGAAAGAGTTTGGTTTACATGATTTTGTTGATTATGAAAAGCAGTTTGAAAAGACATTCCTCGATGCGATGCAAACTGTAATCCAGCCGATTGGTTGGAATGTTGAAGCCAAGTCTTCCTTGGAGGATTTCTTTGGGTAGCATTAAAGTAATTAAAACAGGAATCAACGTATCAAAGATTCTTGCTCAATTAAAACAGTACAAAGATGATTGGAACTCTGAGGCACAGATGAAAGGTGCTTCCACTGTTCAAAAAGAATTTGACTTTCCGCAAATCAATGCAGGTGTTTTGCAATTAGTTATTGGTGGTGTTGAAAATGAAACTCAATATGTTGGCGACACAGAGTATTGTATTAAAACACCTGCGTATAACAGACACACAGAAATTGTTAGATTTATGAAGAGAAACTTCCACGACCATTCACGTTGTGGATTCTTGTCATTACCAGTTGGTGGTAATGTTGGCAAACATATAGACATTGGTAGCTACTATCAGACTAGGGATCGTTATCATTTATCCATTGCAGGTAGATACAAATACATGGTTGGGGATGAGGAATACATAGTAGAGCCAGGAACTTTGTTGTGGTTCAATAATAAATTGCAACATGGAACAGAAAATGTTGGCAATGAAGTTCGAGTTACCTTTGTATTTGATGTGCCACATCACAAAACTAATCCAAAATAAACTTTACAAATAACCATACTTCGTGTATAATTAAATTTTAGGAGTTGAAAATGAGTATACTAGATAAAATTCGCAAGAATAGTACGATTAAAGATTCTGCTATTCTTTCACAATCAAAGTTTTTCACAAAGAAAGACATGATTCCCACCACTGTACCAGCAATCAACATTGCTTTGTCTGGACGTCTTGATGGTGGACTGACTCCAGGTATCACAATGTGGGCTGGACCAAGCAAACACTTCAAGACAGCATTCAGTTTACTAATGGCTAAGTCTTACATGGATAAGTATCCAGATGCAGCTTTGTTGTTCTATGACTCAGAGTTTGGAACACCACAGGCATACTTTGATTCTTTTGGGATTGACACAGAGCGTGTTATCCATACACCACTTACTGACGTTGAGCAGTTAAAGTTTGATATTATGCAACAGCTACAAGGAGTTGAACGTGGCGACCATCTTATTATTGTTATTGATTCTATTGGTAATCTTGCGTCTAAAAAGGAAGTAGAAGATGCACTCGATGGTAAATCTGTTGCAGACATGAGTCGTGCCAAGCAGATGAAGTCATTGTTCCGCATGATTACACCGCACTTAAATTTGAAAGACATTCCACTCGTTGTAGTGAACCATACATATATGGAGATCGGAATGTTCCCTAAAGCAATCGTTGGTGGTGGTACTGGTGCTATGTACTCAGCCGATAACGTATACATCCTTGGTCGTCAACAAGAGAAAGAAGGAACTGAAGTTGTTGGATATAATTTTATTATCAACGTGGAGAAATCTCGTTATGTTCGTGAGAAGTCAAAGATTCCTGTTACTGTATATCATGATGGTGGTATTAGTCGTTGGTCTGGTTTACTCGATATCGCACTCGAGTCTGGGCATGTTGTTAAGCCAAGTAATGGTTGGTATTCCAAGGTAGACCAAGATGGTGTGATTGAGGATAAGAAATATCGCCTCAAAGATACAGACACTAAAGATTTTTGGATGCCAGTACTTATGCAAAAGTCTTTTATTGAGTTTGTTAAAAACAAATATCAAGTAGGTTCGTCTGATATTCTTAAAGATGAAGATATTGATGCAGAACTCGCAGCGATTGATGATGAAGAATAATCTACGTAATTACGTTACCGTGCAAAATCGCAGTAATGGACATGATGCGATAAAGTTGACAGATGGCGCATATGAAGGTATAATTTATTCTTACGGTAAAGTTGGTTTCGAGGAAGATGAAGCCAACGATTCCTTGAGAATTAGTTTTGAGTATGAAGTTCTTGACTACAATGATAAGGTTATCACTGATATGAAACCCTTTGAGAAATACATAGGTGATATACTTCAAGAACTTATACATGAAGGTATTGCGAATAATAATTTAACATATACAGGTGGTGTTGATGAGAATAGAACAGGCGATCCTATCGAACCTGATTCACAATGAGGAGTTCTGCCGAAAGGTAGTTCCTCATTTAAAGACTGAGTATTTTGCCGATAGGAAAGAAAGTGCCATCGCTAAAATCTTAGTTCAATTTTTTGAGCAGTATAACAAGCCAGCATCGCCTGAGATTCTGGCTATCGAGATTGGTAACATTACAGGGTTGACTGACAAAGAAGTTCCTGAGTTTCTACAGTATGCCAAAGAGTTGACCAACAAAGAACCTAATGAAGAATGGTTGACTACTCAGACTGAGAAGTTTTGTAAAGACCGAGCAGTTTATAATGCGATTCTAAAGTCAATTCAAATTATTGATGGTCGTGATAAAGTTCATCAGCAAGATGCCATCCCCAATATTCTTAGTGAAGCACTTGGTGTTTGCTTTGATAATCACGTTGGTCATGATTATCTTCAAGATGCTGATTCTCGTTATGATTTTTATCACAGGGTTGAAGAGAAGATTCCTTTCGATCTTGAGATGTTTAATAAAATCACCAAAGGTGGTCTTAGCAAGAAAACATTGAACATTGCGTTGGCAGGAACTGGTGTTGGTAAGTCATTGTTTATGTGTCACGTTGGAGCCAGTGTTCTTATGCAGGGCAAAAATGTTTTATACATAACAATGGAGATGGCTGAAGAGCGTATCGCTGAACGTATCGATGCAAACTTACTTAACCTAACCATGGATGAATTGAAAGTTGTTGACAGAGATATCTTTGATTCTCGTCTACAAAAGATTGCTACAAAGACACAAGGAACATTGATTGTTAAAGAGTATCCAACTGCTGGTGCTCATGCTGGTCACTTCCGTGCTTTGTTGGAAGAATTAAAAATGAAGAGAGAGTTTACTCCAGATATTATATTCATTGACTATCTGAATATCTGTGCGTCATCTAGAATGAAACAAGGTGCCACTATTAACTCTTATACATATATTAAAGCGATTGCTGAAGAACTTCGTGGGCTTGCTGTTGAGTACAATGTTCCTATTGTATCAGCTACACAAACTACTCGTTCTGGTTTCACTAACTCTGATCCAGGTCTTGAAGATACTTCTGAGTCGTTTGGTTTGCCAGCGACAGCTGACTTTATGTTTGCGTTGGTGAGTAATGAAGAACTTGAGCAATTAAATCAGATTATTGTTAAGCAGTTGAAGAATCGATATAACGATCCAAATTTCTATAAGAGATTTGTGGTTGGTATTGATAGATCTAAGATGAAGCTGTATGATGTTGAAGTTTCTGCCCAGAGTGGTTTGTCTGACGCTGGTCACAGTAAGGACGATGGTCCAGTTTTTGATAAGTCAGACTTTGGTAAACGACTACATAGTGAAAATGAATTTAGCGGATTTAAGTTTTAAGGAGAATAAAAATGGCAGTTAAAATTATTGTTGCCGATAAAAAGATTGATTGTAAACATTTGATGGGTCAATTTGTTGACGAGAATCATTACGATCATCTTATTGAAGAAGATACGGATGTTTACATGCCAGCACCTTATGGTGAAGATCCTATCAATGAAGACAGGATTGTATTGAAGTTCCGTAAGAACTTCTTCACCAAAGAACAACAAGACCAAGCGTATGCAGGTCTGCGTGAAGCTGCAACTGAAACACAGAATCGTGGTGCTGCAGCAGGTCCACGTGGTGAGAAGTTGGGTAATCGTGAATGGGTTACGGAGTATGAATCTGAAATGGTTGAATATTTCCTTGACCCATACTCTGGTCTTGCAGGAGATCCTGTAGAAGATATTATCAAACGATACAAAGGTAAACCACCTACTCCATCTAATCGTAATAATGTTTGGTCAATTGAAAGAACTAAGTCAACCAATTTTAATTTCGATCAGTGGGTCGAGAAAGTGCGTGCACTTTCAAGAGAAGACCAGATTAAAGAAGCAAACTTTGTTGCCGATGAATTGATTTGTGCAACTACCTATGCTAACTCAGTTTATTCTGGTATCGCAGGTTGGTTCGATCGTTACCCACGTATTCCTTATGGTCGTGCGACATCTTACACTGCCAAGAATCCAGAGAAGTTTGCACTTGCTTATCCATTCCTACAAACATTGTCAAATGGTTTTAGGGATCTACTTCCACAGCGTTATGAAGCACAGATGAAAGCAGCCAGACAAGTTGATCCTCGTTTCCTAGTTCCTGAAACTCCATTCACAACTGTTACTGTGAATAAGACATTTAGAACTGCTGCTCACTATGACGTTGGCGATTTGAACAGTGGTCTTTCAAATCTACTGACTCTGTCAAACGATGGACGTTATAGTGGTGGTTATCTGATTGCACCTGAGTATCGTGTTGCTGTTAACCCACGTCCAGGTGACTTGCTATTGATTAATAACCATGATGTTATGCATGGTAATACACCTATTGTTTGTGAAGAAGGATCTGAGCGTATCAGTTTGGTTTGCTACTTCCGTGAGAAAATGCTTGAGTTGGGTTCTTGGGAGTATGAGAACTGTCGTTATGACTTTGTTGAACAACGTCGCAAGAATCCTGAACATCCAATGCAACGTAAACTTTGGAATGGTGTTTCCGAAGGTATGTGGACTTCTGATGAGTGGTATGACTACTGCAGAGACAAACTCGGTGAACAACAGTTACTTAAATATCATCCAGATTCACAAAAGTCTGGATCTCTTGATGAATTTTTTGCGTAAGGTTTATTATGTCACTACACGAGTTTCTAGGTGAAGAGAGGTTGCTAGAATGGTTCTATTCAAAGAACTCTAGCAACACAGGAACTAAAGTTGGTTATCGCAGAGTTTCTGGTAAGATTGGTTTGACCAATAAAGAAAATGGTGTTCGTGGTGCTTGGGTAGAGAAACGTGTTGCTCTATTCAAGAACATGCTCGACTTTGGTTATCGAATCATTCCTTTATCAGAAGCAACAGATCCAACTAAAGATGATGGTTTTGAAACTTTTTCTGACTATCAAGAATGCGATGTTCTCATGCTTGAGTTCGGTGGAACTAACTTACAGTTCTATCAAAAGTATTGGGATAAAACTGTTGAGATGATCAAAGCGCACAAGGGTCGTGTTATCTTTTTGAACGATGACCCAGATCTACCATTCCTTTGGGATTTGCTACCTGATGAAGATTGGTCACGTTGGACCATTGCAGCCAATGCAACTGAGTGTGCTGAAGTCGCAACAATTCTCAAGTGTCCTATTGGCACAACTACTGTTGACTTACCAATGGCATCTGGTATGGAGTTTGCTGAATTTCATTCAGGTAGTGTTGAGAAGGTAGTTTACATTGGTCGCCCAAATGGAAGAACCAAATACTTTAAAGAATTTACTTCTTCACGTTATCTTCAAGTTGCAGGTAAAGAAGCTGAGTGGGATGACTTTGAAGCACTTGAGATTTGGCCAAACCCTCAGCAAAGAGATCGTAGAAAGTTCTATCAACAGTTCCATGGTTGTCTGGCTGTTTATGATGATAAGCATAAGAAGTCTGGTTGGAGAACTGGTCGTGCATATCATGCTCTTTATGCAGGTATTCCTGTATGTGCACCGCAAGGAAATAATGGTTTGAATTGGTGTTTCCCAACTGATACCAAAGAACAACTCGATAAGTTTGCAACATTGTCTGAAGAAACTCGTAGACAGATCTGGGAGAAACAGAAGGCTATTGTTGAGAAGACAGGTAAAGTGGATCCACTAATTCTATGATTAAAAATGTTCTGGCTGGTGTAACAACCAGCCTAGCGATGGTACCCGAAGTAGTTGCGTTTGCTTTACTTGCTACAGTCAATCCTTTGGTTGGATTGTATGCTGCAGTTATCCTTGGGTTCATTACTGCAGCATTTGGTGGTCGTCCTGGACTAATTTCTGGTGGCGCAGGTTCACTGGCAGTTGTATCGGTTGCTTTGGTTATAAGTCATGGTGTTGAATACCTGTTTGCTTGCATAGTCTTACTTGGTATCATACAGATTCTTTTCGGTGTCTTTAAGCTGGGTAAACTAATTAAACTGGTTAGCCCAGCAGTTATGAATGGTTTCGTGAATGGTCTTGCCATTGTTATTTTCATGGCGCAGTTTAAAGACTTCCCGATTAATGATGGACCAGAGTTTGGTATAATGGTTTCTCTGATTGGTTTGACCATTGTTGGGATTCTTTGGGCACCAATTAAATCAATCCCACCAAGTTTGTTCGGGATTATCCCAACGACTTTACTTGTCGTGTTTGGGTTAGTTGATTCCAAAACTGTTGGAGACATTGCTCATATATCAGGTTCTCTACCAGAGTTCTATATTCCCTCAGTTCCATTTACCTTTGAAACCTTGTGGATTGTACTTCCATACAGTTTACTTTTGGCAGGAATAGGACTTGTAGAAACACTACTCACTGCCCAGATGGTTGATAAACGTCTCGGTGGAACTACTCAACCAAATCGTGAATCCATTGCTCAGGGAGCAGGTAATTTTCTGACTGGGTTATTCGGTGGTATGGGTGGTTGCGCAATGATTGGGCAAACTGTTATTAATCTGGACTCAGGTGGAACTACACGTCTATCTGGAATTGTTCAATCGTTGTGTATACTTGCTTATATTGTGTTCGCTGCAGTTGTTATTGAATCCATTCCTATTGCTGCACTTATAGGTGTTATGATGGTTGTATGTTTCCATACCTTTGACTGGAAGACTTTCACTAAGTCTAAGGAACATATTGCAATAACCCTTATCGTTACTGTAGCCACTATTGTTTTTAATCTGGCATATGCCGTATTGATTGGTATTTTAATCACCCAAATTATGAGGAAAATAAATGGTCGTTTCGTATGACATCGATGGGGTTCTGGCTGCTCAGCCACCGCAATCCGAAATGAAATGGGGTAAGATGAATGGGGTTCAAAGAAAGGCTAGAAAGGAGTTCCTGTACGATTGGTACGAGAATGCCGAGAAACTTATCGAGCCAGCTGAAACCCAATTTTACGCCATTTCTGCAAGAAAACGGGAGCCAAGAATCCATACAATTACAAAAGATTGGTTGAATAAATACTATGGTGGAAGAGTCCTATCTTTCCATCTATTAGATAATACCCGAACTGTTGAAAACGTAGTCCGTTTTAAGTCCGAAAAGGTTCTTGAATTGGGTGTACAAAGACATTATGAAGACAATAAAAAAGTACTAAGAGGTATGCGTAAACTGTTACCCCAGACTGTTGAGTTGTATTTTTGGGAAAGGGGAATGCAGGAGCCAATACCTTTTATCAAGTAGGGATAAATGTATGAAGTTCCTAGAAGACTATAATTCTGACTGGATGGAAATGCTCAATTTCTATGAGCGACCATTTAGGGCTAAACTTGTTCCTGCAAAAGTACTAAAGGATCTGGATAAGTATAGGAATGATTCTGTTGGTCTAGCCAATTATCTAAAGAAATGGCGAACTAAAGTTGTATGGAAACCTGAACAGTCTAAGGCTAAGTGGGTTGAAAAATACTGTTGCGTTGGTGGAGAATACGATCCAGAAACTCGTCAGTCATTATTAATAATCCATACAGATAAGTTTGACACTTTCAATTTCACCGATGAAGTTTGGAAACGATTTAAGTTCCGTTTATTGCAAACTTTAATGCACGAACTTATTCACTTCATGCAGTTCGACAGACGTGCTGATGAGTGGAGTGGATACATAGTTCCATATAAGAAAGTTGGCATAGCCAAGAAGGATGCAGAAAGAAAGTACCTTTCTGAGTTCGATGAGATACAAGCGTATGCTCATTGCGTATATCTGGACTTTAAAGTCACCAAACCACACGTAGATATTAATACGTTACTCGATCGTTGTAAGAAACATCGAGATTCAAAAACCCTCCACTACTTCCTCAAAACATTCGACTACGACTTCCGAAACAATACATCTCCAAGAAAGATTATTGACCAGATCGGTAAATGGGATCGTAAGTACGAAAAAACTATACGTAGACAGCGCAGACCTAAATAGTACAATAATTATTGTAAAGGTTCCCATGGCGCAAAAAGGTTTCGATTACGAAAGAAACGCACACAATGTTTTGAAAGAATATAAAATCACTGTAGGTGATCCAGCTGGTGCATCACACGATAAACCAGAT